CGTCCATCTTACCCTGTGGTAAGGCCAGCACCTTGGTTATTTCCAGTACGTTGTCGTGAAGGTTTCGTACCTGACTTGAGGCAATACCACTATTGCCTATCATGGTCAGGAACTTACCATAAGCGTCCGTAGCGTCCTCTATAGGTATCTTGTACTTGAATGCCTCGTCAAAGATGAACTTCTGGTTGATGATACCCTGCGTAAGATCAACTGACGCGTTTTTGATACGCAACACCTGTTGTTCGTATGTCGCAAATTCCTGTATAGCCTCTTTTATTGCCCCGGTTATGGCATGTATGCCTATGCCAACACCCACGGTAGCCAACGACACGTTATTTAGGCTTTTTTCGAGGCTATTGGCCGCTTGCTCCCCCTGCATAAGTGATGCAAGCAGGCCCCGGTTGTCGGCTTCAATAACGTATCTAACTACCTGTGCCATTCGTCCGTGTTTTTAATGCCAGCATTGATAGTTGCATTTGCTGTAGCATGTAACAAAATTTGTCGTCATCCCACTCCCTTACATCTTCCCTGAAGGTGCTATAAAATTGAAGGAGGGCATGCTCTGCGGCAAACCCTCCCTCTTTTGTGCAGCTAATACCGCAGGCTACTAATTTTTTTTTAAATTGGGGATTGTCAGTAACACCACTTGCGCTACAGCACCTATTGCCGCTACCCTCAGTTCGTCCACACTCATAATAAGGGGGTCGCTTTGTTCGTGTAACAGGAATTGCAGGTTAAGATTAATGAGTTCGTTAATGTCCTTGCCAAACATTTCAGCGTCCATGATTTCCAGTTGGAGGAAACGCAATGGCTTTTTCACGTACCCTATAGCAATATGCCCGTTATGGTCGTAAGCTATAGGAGTAAGTTCAGCGCCACTTTCTTGCCCAAGGGTTTTAGCCACGTCCTTTAGTTCGGCAAGCTGTTCGGTAGTCAGGGAGGCCGCCTTAGCGTATTTGAACTGCTGCATTAATTGCAGCACAACACCGCTCCTTATGCCGTCATTCGTAAATATGCGTGGGTCGCTTTCTGGCAAATACAGTGTATCTACCAGTTTATCGAGGAAAGCACTTACCTTTTTATTGTGCATGGCGCTTTGCATTGCCAGCTTGTTATCAAGGTTTAAGGCATATTGCAAGGCATACAACGGTTCGCCCTTGTATTGCAATTCTACTACCATAACTTCCCGCTTGTTTTTAGCGGTCAGCAGGTCGGCCATTGCTACGTACTTTTCGAGTAGTTGTTTGGATAAATCCACAACTTCCTCACGCTTTGTCACTTTTGGTTGTTTCATAAGTTATTAGTTGTATTCAATGCCCATGTATTCAAAAGAAACGGTATTGCTGATGTGGGTATCACCGCCTTTTATTGGCATCATACGCCCAGTTAGCCTTACGTTTTTCAGTACTTCTACTTTGCCGTTAGGGTTAAGGCTATCCGGTGTCCATGCCACCCTTATTTGGAATGGCGGGATAGCGGTAATGTCGTTGGTTTGCGCAGCATTGATGATACTTTCCAGTTCATCGGCAATAAACTCCAATGAACCGCCCGTGTATTCCACTTGCCCATAACCATAGCTTATAGGCTGTGCGCCCAAGGCCAAGGTATTTGCCGACTTGCGGGTAAAGTTGTAGGTTATACCCTTTACGCCTATCCTCGTTGAACCAAGGAAAATAAGGGATACGTGCGCCGCGTCGAGGTTTACGCCGTTCTGGTTGACCGTTGCATTTACTGTATCTGCCATATTATAAGTTTGCTACGTAAGTGAGTTTAACATTGATTGTTCTAGCGATAGCCACTGGCACTATATCTATTTCAATACTGATAGTGGCGGTAGCTGTTACGTTCTGTGAGGCTGGGATAATAATAGCGTAAGCACTTATGTCCCCCTCTGTTTGCATTTGGTTAAGCGAAGGGTTGATAGCCCCTTGAAACACCTGAATGGTTTCATTAGTCAGTGTACCATCAGCATTCAAATACAACCTGCTTTTTTTGAGCGGGGTATATGCTGCATTGGCTTTCTGGCACGCTTTGAGTATCGGTAGTACCCTTTGGATACTGTTGTAGTCGCTGGTATTGGCCGTGAATGTCCATGCGTCCGAAAAGAACGTACCCGCATAGCCAATTTCGTTGTACCCGTAGATGTACCTGTAGGCTCCGAGTGTTTCAAGGAAGCTGTTGGATACGTTTTTAACGAGTACGCCATTCATAAAGGCTGGCACATTGAGTTCGGTTCCGTTGGTCAGGTTAAATGCTTGCACTTCGCCAATTTCCTGTGATACTGCCGCTTTGGAACTTGTGCCTAGCAAGCAACCGATAGCCCCTGTCGCTACACCGCCGTTAATAGCGAGTGTTGCGCCTTGTGCTGCACCGTCCTGAAGGATACAAACCGCCACGAACTTGTTTTGGTAAAGCTGCCCGTTGTACAAAGTACTCAGGTCGCTTATGGCCTTGATATTCGGGGTGTAAACAATCTGGCAATACTTGTACGATGCAAATGCCGCGTCCGCTATGGCTTGTAAAGCGGTAGTATCACTGGCAACCTGCAACGCGGTACGGGCCGCAAAGCTGTATACCCCAACCATAAGGCACTCGCCATTTGATTGCGATATAAGGGTGCCTACTTCTGCAAAGTCAGTTGATGGTGAAGCCGTAAAGTTGATCCACAGTTTACCATTAACGTTAGCCCTGAAAAACTCCGACACATGGTAGTACCACCTTTCTTTTTTGCTGTATACGCCACCCGAAAATTGAGTGAGTGTGCCAACAAATGCGCCCGTCAACGTTATGGCTATAGGCGTGCCGCTATTGAGCGCTACTCCTAACCCTTTTTTTGCAGTGATAGTCAGGGTGGCTGTAGTAAACGACGCTGTAAATCCGTGTAAGTACGTACCTGCATTGATTTTAGCAGCCCACGCAGCGCCTTGTAATGGGATAGTCGTATCCCCAGCCCCAACAGTATAAGTGCCAGTATCAACCGACATTGTACCTAATGGGTACGTTTCAGTAACTGGTACAGGTATGGTAATAGTTGCGTTGATGGTATCCCCTGTATTCCCCTTTGTGGTAATAAGGTATGTGCCAGTAGCCGCCGTTTCATCGGAGTAGTCATTGGATATACCTTTGGTTACAGCATCTTGCAAGCTAAACACAGCCTGACACGCGGTAGTAGCAAATGAACCCGGCGCAGTGCCATACAATTGCAATCCCCTGATATAATCAGTACCCGTAGCGTTACCGCCTAACGAGCCTTTCCCTAATGATATATTTACCGCTGATTGCGCCATTTGTTACTATTTTTTAGGTTTTTCTGTATTGTCCCCTGCATTCAAAAGGGCTTTCAATTTTGCCAGTTCATCAGGCGTAGCATTCGACAGTATATCGGAGATAACCGACTTGTCAGCATCAACCGGATTAGCTTCCAGCACCTCTTTGCGAGACATTGTTTTTACCACCTTAGTCTCCGGCAGTCCGTAGGCAATATCCTCTTTGATACCGCCGTCTACGTGCGCTTCTGAACCCGGTATGGTTTGCTTGTGGCTAAACACGCCATGTGTAAACAGTGCCGTTTCAGAACTACCTTTTACCACAGCCAGTTCGTAAGCCTGAAAGTGAGCCGAACCATTCTCGGTGAAGTACACTTTTTTCAGGTTTGGGTACTTGGTAAGTGTGGCTTGTAATGCTTTTGTTATGGTTGCCATAGTATAAGTTTTGTAGTGACGTTAGTTGTTTACGCTTCGAGATATTTCACTCCATGCCGTGCCGTCAAAAATGAACCTTACTACGGTTTCGGCACCTGTAGCCAATGAAAACTTAGTGCCTGAGCTGGCGTTGCAATTCCATTTAGTAGCTAGTATACTGTATCCAAGGAATTTTACATTATGGTTAGTGCCTGCTGTATTTGCTAGAACCACAGTAAGCATATCCCCGAAATAGCTGCTTTTTACGCTCCTTATAGCAAGAACACAGCTATCAGTTACGGTTACTTTAATGTAGTTGTTGAACGTTGCACCCCTTGGAGAAAGACCAGGGGTGAACGTCAATGTATCTGGTGTAGAACCTGCCGTATCCGAAAGAGGGACATAGCCCAATGTTAAACTACGGTAGGTGTTGTCTTGCCCTGCTGCTGTGCCAAAGCGAGGTGTAGTACTTTGCGCATTTGCGCCAAAGGATACCGCAATAGCGGCTACTAAAAGTATGATTACGTTTTTCATGTTTGTTATGGTTTAAAGTCTGCTGCTGTTTTTGTTGTGTAAAGGAAAACTTCGTCCGACCAGCCGTACTGTACGCACATTTTGAAGGTGGCCTTCATAAACATTACTTGGGAGTTGTTTTGAACGTAGCCAATCTGAGCGGTGAAGTCATTTTGTGAGTTCATAAACATCCACAGGTTACTTTCTTCTGTATCGTTGGCTTTCACGAACAACACAGTATCGTCCGGCATACCTACGCAGCTTACTACAGGGTAACCCTTCCACGGAATAGCGGCGCTTTCTTCAATGTTGGCACCCTTAAACGTGAGAGTAGTGCTTTGGTACTGTAAGTACAGTTGAAGTGTATTTTGCGACATAATGAACTTCATGCCACTTGTTGCTGGGTCTTGAATCAAACCCGGCTTGTACAAACTTGCTACTTGGATAAGGTTATCCATAGCGTCATCAATGTTGCTGTTGGTTAATGCAACCTGGCTGATACTTGCCCTTCTTACGAGTGGGTCATTTACAAACAAGTTTACAAATCCATCCCACCACTGTATCTGATACCTGTCGTCGGTATCTGGTACAGCACCATTAGCGTAAGCCAATGAACCTTGCCCGGTTGTGAGTTCAAACTTTTCACCAGCCCTCCCAAGGAATGCAGCCATCATACGGCTTTCGAGTGTTGCGGGTACACGCTCCGCAAGCAATCTGTCGGCAAGCTGTGGCGCTACTGCTGATTCTTCCAGCAATGCGGGGTTAAACTCGCGGTATGCTTCTACAGCACGAACAATACCAGTGCGGCCATCCAAAATGAATGGGTCAATACCTGTATCTGTAGGGAATGCAGCGCGTGGGCGAAGGACGTTTTTAACATCTATCCTTTGGATAGTGTGTTGCTTTTTTACGCCTGTCTCTACTTTTAAAAGTCCTTTCCTGAGAAAGTCCATTTTAAATATGGATGCGTTAATAAAGTACGGGGCATAAGTGCCTGACCAGTCCGATGTTGTGGGTTGTACGCTTATTGCCATGATTATTTATTTTTAAGTCCGTTTTGGAAGTAAGAGAATGCATCTGGGCCTATGTTAGCGGCTCCGGCGTTTGCTGGTTTTGGTACTGCGGTAAATGTGGTTGGAAGACTACCCAGCATCAAGTCTACGTTTTCGTAGTTGTCTGCTGATTTATTAGCCATGTTCACATATTTATCGGCATCTTCTGACTTGATTTTACCAGCGTCAACGTAGCCGTTTACCATTGCGGTACACTTTTCGCCAAAGGCTTTTTCAGCTTCTTCTTTGGCTTTGTTTTCCACTGTGGCAAGTTTTTCGCGCAGATCGTTGTTGCTGGCCACGAGTGCTGTATTGGTAGCCTCAGTAGATGCGATTTTCGATACACCTTCGTTTACCTTGTTTTGAAGGTCAGAGTTGATAGTGGTAAGGTCTGCTACCTTCGTTTGTGCGTTACGCAACTCAGTGAGGGCAATTTCCTTAGCGTTTACCGCTTCTGTAGCGGCATTACTAAGCCTGTCTTTCTCAAGACTAAGGGCTTTGTTAGAATTTTTCAGGTCAGCGATGCTATTGATAATAGCCTGTTCGCCACTACCAGCATCAATACCCAAATAGTTTGCAATCTGATTTGTATTCATGCTATTTATTTGTTTATGATTATTGATTTTTGAATTGAGTATTTGACCGAATTGTGCGTATTTGGTGTTTATGTCGCCTGCTGAATTTTGAACTCCCGTCCTTATCACCTCATCACACCACCCTGCGGCGTACATTTCATCGGCTGTATAGAAGGTTTCATCTTCCATCATTGCCATTACTTCACCAACCGTTTTAGCTATCCCTTTTGCTCTGCCACTTTTGCCAGCCAGAATAACCGATATGGAGTTATTGACTTTATCCAGCATAGGTGACTTTTCGTCGGGGTTCATGCTGTTGTATGCCTTGTGGCACATCCATGAGCCATAGTCCACCATCTCTATTCGGTTGGCAGGCAATATGCACCACCCAGCCGAACTGTAGGCAAACCCATATATGCAAACAGTTATAGGCGTTTTGGCTTGCTCAATGCTGTTGTAAATGTCGTAAGCATGTTCAACCGACCCGCCAAGGCTATTCACGTAGATTGTGATGTTCTTTGCTCCTATACGGTCTATTTCAAAAAGCTCCCTTGCGAATACTTTACCATCAATACCGTAGTCCCCTATGTAGTTATCCAGAAGGAAAACAGGGTTTTGGCTATACGGGGCAATGGCATAATTGTACTCCACATTGTAAAATTATGCGTCAATGTCATGTTTATTGGAAATTAGGGGTACATTCATTGTTGCTTTTGCCAATATAAATGACAAAGCCCCCGTAGAAACGGGGGCTATCTTTCAATTATGAACAACCAACTTTACTGTTTTGTTTTAAAGTACTTATCGAGGGCTTTTACTATTGTCTGAGATGACGGCTCTAACTCCTTTTGCTTTACCATCTTCTTTTCGAGGTAAGGAGGCAAGTACGCGGAGTACTTGTTGTTGTGCTTGCGTGGGGGTTTTTCGCTCATTGACGTATTACGTAGTTAGCATGTTTGCAATGAAAATATCGTTAGTGCCATTGTTGCCTATGTAGGTAACTTCCAGCACCGCACAGCCGCCAAGATTGGTTGCTACGCCCGTAAAGTTTCCAGACTTAACTATTACCTGAGATGCGCCGGTTGTTATGGTGTAATCATTGGTGTACCCGGTGTTGAACACTATCTGCGATTTTACCCCTACTACAGCGTAGGTGCTGCTAAGGGTTATGGTTATTGTGCCTGAACTGGCATATTGATTATATACGATTTCCTGTTTTTGGAATCCAAGCGCAACCGTACTTGACGTACTTGTTAGGTTGCTTACGCCAGTTGTTTTAACATCGGAAACAGCCGATAAAGCATAGTATACAGTTGGCGGAGTAACGCTACTGCCATATATTTTTATCCGGCGCTGGTCATGCACGTTAACCGAACTACCGTCGGTTAGGACGGTAGGGTCTGCATATATTGAGTAGTAGGTAATATCTACACCTAGCACTCCGGTTGAACCGGTAGGGCTGCTGTTGCCAGGGCAATAAAACACTTCCCCATCTAAGAAGAACTGGCCCTCTGTTATTGTCACCAAACCAGCGCCTACGGAGATGGCGCCACCCCATAACCTATACACCCTCGTATTGCTATAGGTGCTACCAATGATACCCCTTATGATGCCGCCTACGGTTTCTTTATGGGATAGTTGCATAAACTCTAACGTTCCTTTCGTAAAAGGCAACTGCTTTGTGTCGTCAAACTGCGTTATGTCTATTAAGTTCATCTTAGTATGCGTTTATGGTGTAAATCATGCCCGATGGTTTTAATCGGTCTGCAAATTGCCGGAATGCCTTGTCTCTTATGGTTGCAGTAGCACCCAAAGAGTTGTATACCGATACAGGTACGTTTATCGTGTACTTGTAGGTAGATGCTACGGTGTAGGTTGGGGTGTCACCGATATACCCGCTACTCATGGTGTCGCCTACGGTGCTACCCACGGTATCGCCAACAACAAACGTGGTGAATGCTGGCGCTCCCGTAGTAATGTAAATGTCGCTGAGGGGGGTGTAAGCCGCATCGGCGTATTGCCGGAATGTGGTATTGAACCAATCATTTAGGGCTAATTCGTATACTATTTTGTTGCCATTGTAATTCAGTTGCTTGTTTACACCAATGTAGCTATCCAGCACCTTCACCCACCATGTAGTGTTGCTGAGGGCATTACCTGTATTCCCGTTGGCCTGACTTTCGTACACTCCCCAATAGTCCTTGGCTCTGCTTCCGACACTATAGGTCAGGGTATTGTCGTAGTAGTCCACCACGCTACCCTGCATAAACGCATAGAAGTTGGTAGCCACTTTTTTAAGGGAGTATAAAGCGCTTTGCATATAGAGTAGCCACCCTTGTATTCGCCTATCTATAGGCAGCATAAGCCGGGTAAACGTATCTATGTTAAACGATGGTATCATTACTGCGCTATAAGGTTTAAGTTAAGTAATCCGCTACCGTCCGGGCGTGGGTCTGTCAGGCTATTAGGGCTTACCTCTGGCACAATGTACCCGGCAACCGTATTCCAATCTTTTTGAACGGTGGTGTAGTTCGATACTAATGGAGTGCCAGAAAGTGCCGCTACGGAATCTGGCCGGGCTTGCACATCTTTATACACCATACTCACTACACCAGTCACTTTCTTTATGGCAACTTCCAAGTCGCTCAAGTCAACCAAGCCATTGAATGGTATAGCCGCTAGGTATGCATCTATGGCAGTTGATACCGTAGACTGAATAACGCTGCTATATTGGCCTATGTAGTACACATCAACTGATACATACAGCTTATCGCTTGCGGCGCTATTAGCAATGTAATAAAGTCCCGGTACGCAAAATGTGTTGATATAGCTTTGGGCTGCACTAAGTTCGGCTACTGTGAGTGGTTCCGGGCTACCTGCATTGTCCTTGGCTACTTTTATCAGCGTAACACCCAATGCCCCAGGCACCACACTACAGTACTTGATAATCTGCAAGGTAGCATCAATGGTAGGGTAGGCGTATAGGGCGGTAAGCGTATCGAGTTGCAGTACTTGTGGGGTTGTAGCATCATATTGGAACTCAAACATCTTTTTCTG